GTTTAATACGTAGGTATTATTTGTATCCATATTTTGGAGGAAATGAATTTGCTCCTCATGATATAACAATAAGAATAAAAAACCTATAAAAAAACTTGGTTTACCTAAAAATATTTACTACATCACTACAGTAATCAATAAAAATAACAAATTAAAATAATAAAAAGTTATGGATTTAAATGAAATCAAAAACCGTTTAGCAAAACTAAACAACAAAGGGGGAGGTGGCTCTAGCGACTTCAAAAACAATTTTTGGAGACCACCAGTAGGTGAAAAATCAGTAGTAAGAATAGTACCTTACACACACAACAAAGACTTTCCGTTCTCGGAATTATACTTTTACTTCGGTATTGGTAAACCAAGAATGATTGCTTTGTCTAACTTTAGCGAATCAGATCCAATTTTAGAATTTGCCACTCAATTAAAAAAATCAGGTGACAGTGAAAATATGGAATTAGCTAAAAAATTATACCCAAAACTTCGTGTATTTGCTCCAGTATTAGTAAGAGGAGAAGAAGACAAAGGAGTTAGGTTTTATGAATTTGGAAAAATGGTTTATCAAGAACTATTAGGTGTTATGGCTGACGAAGATTATGGTGATATTACGGACATTCAAAAAGGACGTGACGTTACTGTAGAAGTAATCCCAGCAGCAGAAACAGGTAAAATGTTTAACACAACAACAATCCGTGTTAAACCAAACCAAACACCGTTGGTAGATGATGCTACAAAAGCAACATCACTTTTAGAAAATCAAAAGGATTTAGTTTCTTTATTTAAGAAATATACTTTTGAAGAAATGAAGGACGAATTACAAGGTTATTTAAAACCATCTGAAGAAGATGGAGGAAAACAAACTGAAGTAAAAGCAGCACCTTCTAAAACTAAAAAGACTATCGATAATAAACTTGATGAATTATTCGACTAATGGCAAAAAAGAAAAAAGAAGACACAAATAGAGATGAACTGACAGGACTTCTAGCTGATTCGCTAAACAAGAAGTTTAGCAAAACCCATCACAGAGTAGCTTATTTTCTAGATGGCAGTGAAGATTCACCAACTGACGTTAATGATTGGGTATCTACGGGGTCAACAGTATTAGATTTGGCCATTTCAAATCGACCTGATGGGGGATTGCCCGTTTCTAAAATAGTTGAAATAACTGGTTTAGAACAAAGTGGAAAGTCTCTGTTAGCATCTCACGTTATAGCAAACACACAAAAGAAAGATGGTATTGCGGTATACATTGACACTGAGTCATCGTTAAACGCACAGTTTTTACAAGCAATTGGAGTCGACGTTGAAAAGATGGTTTATTTACCATTAGAGACAGTTGAGGACATCATGGAAGCAATTGAAGATGTTATACTCAAAGTCCGAGAAAAGAATCCTAATAAACTTGTAACTATTGTTGTAGATTCAGTAGCCGCAGCTACCACTAAAATTGAGTCAGCCGCTGACTTTGAAAAAGATGGTTATGCCACTCAAAAGGCAATCATTTTATCCAAAGCTATGCGTAAAATTACTAACTTAATTGGTAAGGAAAAAATACTTTTAGTATTCACGAACCAACTAAGACAAAAGATGGGCGCAATGCCATTTGCTGACCAATATACTACTTCCGGTGGTAAAGCCTTACAATTTCATGCATCAGTTAGATTAAGACTCAAACAAGTTGGGAAACTTAAAGAGAAAATCAATGGGGTGGATGAAGTTGTAGGCTCCGAAGTTGAAGCTATAGTAGTTAAAAACAGAATGGGTCCACCAAACAGAAAAGTTCGATACAATGTTTTTTACAGACAAGGTATAGACAATTATGGTGGTTGGTTAAAACTAATGAAAAACTACAAAGTTTGCAAACAATCAGGCCCAATTTGTAAATACACAGACACCGAAACAGGTGAAATAGTAACTTTTTCAGGTAAAGAATTAGAAAAATTATGTAAAGAAAGACCTGAAATTAAAGAAGCTATGTATAGAGACACTTGTGATGCTTATGTTATGAAATATCAACATGAAGATCCACAAGAATTAGATCCAGACATTGAAATTGATGAAAATCTTTCATAATGGAGGATATATTCAGTTTATTAGATAACGTTCAAAAACCGGGCGATTTAGGGGTAAATAATAGGGTGTTAATAGTAGATGGTTTAAACCTCTATTTAAGAGCATTCGCAGTAAATGGAGCCCTAAATGACAATGGTGTGCCTGTAGGAGGACTAACTGGTTTTTTAAGATCATTAGCTTATGCTATTAGAGAAGTAAACCCAACTAGAGTAATTGTAGTTTATGATGGTCAAGGTGGTAGCCAACGTAGAAGAAAAATACATCCTGAATATAAAGCTAACAGAAAACCTGGTAAACGAATTACTAGATGGGATGCATTTAAAAATGCTTCTGAAGAAAAAAATGCAATGAAAATTCAGTTTTCTCGTTTAATTGAATATTTAGATTTTCTTCCTATTAACGTTATTTCAATAGACCGAATTGAAGCTGATGACACAATAGCTTATATAGCTCACACTTTATTAGATGAAGATGTTACTATATTGTCAGCGGACCAAGATTTCCTACAATTAGTAGATGAAAGAATNACAGTNTGGAGTCCAACNAAAAAGAAGTTTTATACCCCACGAATGGTAGAAGCTGATTATGGAGTACCGGCTCACAATTTTTTAATGTATAAAGTTTTAATGGGTGACAAATCCGACAACATCGAAGGTGTTAAAGGATTAGGACCTAAAAAATTACCTAAAATAGTTCCAGATCTACTTACTCAGACAACCCTTGATCTTGATTTCATTCTGGAACATGCGGGTAAAGGAGAAGAACCAATGCATAAAAAAATTGTTGAGTCGGCAACTCAACTTCAACTAAATGAAGAATTAATGGATTTAAAAAACCCACCAATTTCGGGTGAATTAAAATTACAAATAGCAAGATTAATAGAAGCGCCAATAAACTTGCTTTCCCAAAATGATTTTATTATGATGTATTCAGATGATCAATTAGGTAATGCTATTAAAGCACCTGATTTATGGTTAAGAGAACATTTTGTAAAATTAAATACATTAGCAAAACAAACACATGAGTAAATTAACCCAATATGGACACGCGTTTCAGATTAAGGCACTTTCTATCTTAATTACTGATCGAGATTTCTTGCAACAAATTGCAGACATAGTGTCTCCTGATTATTTTGACAATGATGCAGGTAAATGGATTATGAGAGAAACTCTAAAATATTTTAACGAATATAAGTCTGTTCCTACAATGGAAGTTTTTAAAGTTAAAGTAGAAAGTATAAATCAAGAATTACAAAGTGTAGCTGTTAAAGATTTACTTAAACAAGCATATAAAGCATCTAAAGCAACAGATTTAAATTATGTTAAAGACACATTTTTAGATTTTTGTAAAAATCAAACATTAAAAGGAGCTTTAATGAAGTCAGTTGATTTGTTAGAATTAGGTGATTATGATGACATTAGAAATTTAATAGACAGAGCATTAAAAGCAGGAACTGAAAGAGATATTGGCCATGAATATATGACTGAATTAGAAGACAGATTTAGAGAAGAAGCTAGAAATACAGTTCCAACACCTTGGCCACTAATTAACAATTTACTTGGAGGTGGATTGGGAGATGGTGATTTAGGAATGATAGCAGGTGGCCCTGGAGGGGGTAAATCATGGGCTTTAGTTGCATTAGGTGCAACAGCAGTAAAATTAGGTTACACTGTAATCCACTATACATTAGAATTAAATGAAAAGTATGTAGGTAGAAGATATGATGCTTGCCTTACAGAAATTCCAGTTGGAGATATTTTACTACATAAAGACAAAGTAAAAGACACAATAGAAAATTTACGAGGGGGCCTTTACATTAGAGAATACCCAGCAGGACAAGCAACAGTAAATACTATTCATGCACATTTAGAAAAATGTATGCAACAAAACATTGAACCAGATTTAATTATTATTGATTATGCTGATTTGTTAACTTCCAAAGCAAGTAAGGAAAAAAGAGACAAATTAGATGACATTTATACTAATTTAAGAGGTTTGGCTACTGAAATGAAAGTACCAATTTGGACAGCTTCACAAGTAAATAGATCAGGAGCAAGAGAAGACATCATTCAAGGAGATAGAATGGCAGAAAGTTACAGTAAAATGATGATTACTGACTTTGCAATGTCTTTATCCAGAAATGCAGAAGATAAGGAAAACGGCACAGGAAGGTGGCATGTCATGAAAAACAGATATGGAGCTGACGGTATAACTTATGATTCTGTTATGGATACTGCAATTGGTAAAATTGCAATAAATATAAGAGGAAACAACAGAAATGAACAAACTCCCCCAGGAGAAATTTCGCCAGCACAGCGAAGAAGACTTCGTGGAGCTTCTAACGACTTTTTTGGGATTTAATGGGTTTCCTTAGTATATATTGTATTTATCTCCACACAAAGGGGTTGCCCCTTTTTTTTGACACAAATAACTAATTTTATAAACAAGAACAATAAATGAACATCACACAAGAAATTTTATCAGACATAGTAGTATACAACAAGTATGCGAAATACCTTCCAACAAAACAAAGAAGAGAAACATGGAAAGAATTAGTTACCAGAAATAAGGAAATGCATCAAGAAAAATATCCTAACTTAAAAGAAGATATTGAAGATGTTTATAAAATGGTATATGATAAAAAGGTCCTACCTTCAATGCGTAGTTTACAATTTGCAGGAAAACCAATTGACATAAATAATTCAAGAATATTTAATTGTTCTTTTTTACCTATTGATGATTGGAGATCATTTAGTGAAACAATGTTTTTATTATTGTCAGGATGTGGTGTAGGATATAGTGTTCAAAATCACCATATAGATAAATTACCAGAAATTAGAATTCCTAAAAAAACAAGAAGATTTTTAGTTGGAGATTCAATTGAAGGTTGGGCGGATTCAGTAAAAGTATTATTAAAATCTTATTTTGGAATCACAGCTGCAAGACCTATTTTTGACTTCCGTGATATTAGACCAAAAGGAGCAGAATTAATTACAGTAGGAGGTAAGGCACCAGGTCCAGAACCTTTAAAAGAATGTTTATTTCAAATTCAAAAGGTATTAGACAGAAAAGAAGATGGATCACAATTAAGTCCTTTAGAAGCACACGATATTATTTGTCATATTGCAGACGCAGTATTATCAGGTGGTATTCGTAGAGCAGCATTGATTTCTTTATTTGATTTACACGATAACGAAATGTTAACTTCAAAACATGGTACTTGGTGGGAATTAAACCCACAAAGAGGTAGAGCTAACAATTCAGCTGTAGTAATTCGTTCAAAAGTTAGAAAAAAAGATTTCTTTAACTTGTGGGATAAAATAGTAGCTAGTAATTCAGGTGAACCTGGAATATATTTTTCAGATGATAAAGATTGGGGAACAAACCCATGTTGTGAAATCGCATTAAGGCCATACCAATTCTGCAACTTAACAGAAATTAACGTATCTAACATAGAATCACAAGAAGATTTAAATAAAAGAGTAAGTGCTGGCGCCTTTTTAGGAACCTTACAAGCAAGTTACACAGATTTTCATTATCTTCGCGATATTTGGAAAAGAACCACAGAAAAAGACGCACTTGTTGGAGTAGGAATGACAGGAATTGGAAGTGGTAAAGTTTTAAATTTTGATTTAGAAGAAGCAGCCCAATATGCTAAAAAAACAAATGAAGAAATTGCAAAAATTATAGGAATTAAAAAAGCAGCTCGTGTAACAACAGTAAAACCTTCAGGAACTAGTTCATTAGTGTTAGGGACTTCATCAGGAATTCACGCTTGGCACAATGATTTTTATGTAAGACGTATGAGATTAGGAAAAAATGAAGCACTTTACCAACATCTTGCACAAAATCACCCAGAATTAGTAGAAGATGATTTCTTTAAACCAGACATTCAAGCAGTTGTGTCAGTTCCACAAAGAGCCCCTGAAGGAGCAATTTATAGAACAGAAAGCCCAATAGATTTGTTAGAAAGAACTAAAAAATTCAACATGGAATGGGTAAAAGCAGGACATAGAAAAGGAGCCAACACAAATAACGTATCAGCTACAATTTCAGTTAAACAAGGTGAATGGGATCAAGTTGGAGAATGGATGTGGAAAAACAAACACACATTTAATGGTTTGTCTGTATTACCTTATGATAATGGTTCATATACACAAGCACCCTTTGAAGACATTACAGAAGATAAATTTTTAGAAATGGAAAGTCATTTAAATAAAATAAGATTAAATAGAATAGTTGAAATGACAGACGAAACAGATTTAAAAGATCAAGCAGCATGTGCAGGAGGAGCCTGTGAGATAGTTTAATGAAAGATTTTAGAAATAAAGTAATAGAGGTACAAGGAAAAATGTTTCAAGTAAAAAGAATGTTTCCTGAAAATAGAATAAATTTAAATGTAGAAGATGGAGTAGCAACTCTTAAACAATATTATCATTGTGATACTATGTTCAGAGCAGATGGTCATCTTTGGTTATGTAACGAAATAAAAGAAATAAATTATGTCGAAATCTAAAAAACGTAGAAGACCTAAAAATAAGAAAAAACCAGTAGTAAAAGAATTTAAAAAAGAAATGATTCCTGAAGTAGAAAAAGATTTAGAGTCATTATTTGGGATTATCGATGAAATGGGAAAGATAGATTTTTTTAATAAAAATAGTGATAAATTTGCAGATAATTTACTTAAAAAATCTAGAAAATTAGAATCTCAAATAAAAAATAAATATAAGGGTCATTTTAATGAAGATGAAATAAGAAGCAAAGTACCAAAAGAATACAGAGATCATTTGGATTCTGAAGAATAAATTATTATATAAAAGTTATGGCAAAATATCAATCAACAAAGTTGTTTGACAACTACTCAGTAGCTCTTAGACAACATAAAGCAGCACATTCACACTGTGAATTACTTCACGGATATGCATTAAAATTTAAAGTATGGTTTGAATCAAACGAACCACTAGAAGAAAACCAATTAGACGAAATGAATTGGATTATGGATTATGGTGGTTTTAAAGACACAGATGCAGAACCAACTCCAGGTAATGGATTAAAAAAATGGATGAATTATATGTGGGATCATACGACATTAATTGAAAAAGATGATCCACAATTAGAAACTTTTAAATACATGGAAGAATTAGGCATATGTCATTTAAGGATAATGGATAAGATGGGAGCTGAATCTTGCGCTAAATTAGTATTTGATAAATTCAATGAAAGAATGGCAGTAACAGGCGGTGGTAGAGTAAAAGTAGTAAAAGTAGAATGTTGGGAAGCAGACAGAAATTCATCAATTTATAGAGCAGAATAATATGTTTAAAGTATCGCACGAGCTACCAATTAATATGCTCGATAAAAGTTTTGAAATTAATGATTATGAGTATTGTTTACCTCATTTATTAGATCAAAACGAAACCTATAGAAAGCATTTTGAAGATGCTAAAGAATCAGGTAGTTACATTATAATGGACAATTCACTTCACGAATTAGGTGAAGCATATGATACAAAAAGATTACTACATTGGATTAAAGTATTAGAACCAAACGAATTTATTGTACCAGATGTTTGGCAAGATAAAACAGCAACATTAGTTAATGCTAAAAAATGGCAATCAATAGAATTACCTGAAAATACAACTAAAGTAGCGGTTATTCAAGCACAAAGTTATCATGAAGCATTTGAATGTTATAACATTTTAAAAATGCAAGGTTATCAAAAAATAGCATTTAGTTATGGTGCAGATTGGTACGCTGAAGAATTTCCTCACCCGAATCCCTTGGTTGGTAAAATGATGGGTCGTATAATGATGATATCAAAGATGTATAAATCAGGATTAATATCAAAATCAGACAGAGTTCATTTATTAGGATGTGCTTTACCACAAGAATTTGGTTATTATGCTGACTTTCCATTTATCGAATCAATTGACACATCAAATCCAATAATCCACGGTCTACAAGGTGTAAAATATAATAGCTTAGGATTATTAAATAAAGAATCTATAAAAATAGATAAAATAGATAAAGAAATCAATACAGATACACTGTATGATATAAACCACAATCTCATCCAATTTAAAAACTTTATACAGGATGGTAACACACAATTATACTAAATGATATCAATTACAATTGCAATATGTGCTATAGCTTTCGCAGCATATGTTTATTTTACACACGATAAAATAGCAGAAAGAAAAGCAGAGTCCATGTTGGCAAAATGGAAAGTTAAAGAAGAAAAAGCTATCCGAGAAGACGCATATTCAAGGTCAAGAGCAGTAAGTTTTGGAAAAACAATTGAACATTATGTTCCTTTTATGGAAGATTTTCCAGTAAACCCTAAAGACGTACAATTTTTTGGAAAACCAATTGATTACATTGCCTTTTCAGACAGAGGAAGCAAGAAAAAATGTTCAGTTCATTTTATTGAAGTAAAAAGTGGTAATTCACAATTAAATGGACACCAGAAAAACATTAAAAATGCTATATTAGATGGTAGAATACATTGGCATGAACACACAGTAGATGGAATTTGGGAACATGAAACTAGAAAACAACATTTAAATAAAAAGAAATAATGAAGAAACAAGCAGTATTATCATTATCAGGTGGAATGGACAGTAGTACAGTATTATTACACTTGTTAGCAAAAGGTTACGAAGTAACAGCATTAAGTTTTGATTATGGTCAAAAACACAATGTAGAATTAGAAAGAGCAGCAGAATTAATTGAATATTTGGATAAAAATGGTTATCCAGTAAAATATCAAAGAATTACATTACAAGGATTAGTTTCTCTTTTAGATTCAAATTTAGTAAAAGGAGGCGATGAAGTTCCTGAAGGACACTATGAAGAAGACAACATGAAAGACACTGTTGTACCTAACAGAAATAAAATGTTTTCATCAATTATTCAAGCAGTAGCATTATCTATTGCTCAACAAAAAGGATGTGAAGTAAAAATAGCAATGGGTATCCATGCAGGTGATCATGCAATTTACCCAGATTGTAGACAAGAATTTAGAGATGCAGATTATGAAGCATTTAAACAAGGTAATTGGGATGCAGACAAAGTAACATATTATACACCTTTCTTAGAAGATGATAAATATGGTATATTAGTAGATGGTGAACAAGCTTGTTTTAAATTAGACTTAGACTTTGATGAAGTTTATAAAAGAACAAACACATCATACAAACCAGATGCAGAAGGTAGATCAGATTACAAATCAGCTTCATCAGTAGAAAGAATTGAAGCATTTTTAAAATTAGACAGAAAAGACCCAGTCGAATACATCGATGGTTGGGAGACAGCAAAACAACACGTAACAGAATTATTAGCTAAGCATGCTTAAAAGAATAGAAAATTATAATAAAACATTACCAGTATTAGAGGTATATCGTTGTGTTCAATCCGAAGGAAGTAGAATTGGAAGACCAACAATTGCAGTTAGGACTACTGGTTGTACACACAGATGTTACTTTGGAGAAGGTGGTTGGTGTGACAGTTGGTATACTAGTATACACCCAGAAAAAGGTATATTCTGTTTTAACGATATTATAAAAATCTACGATGAAAATCCACACGTAAAAGAAATGATGCTAACAGGGGGATCACCAACAATGCATCCTGCTTTAGTTAACGAATTAACACACTTTGCAAATGAAAGAAACATTATCATTACTATCGAAACTGAAGGATCTCATTTTGTTGAAACCGATTATCCTATTGGTGTTATTAGTCTTAGCCCTAAATTTTCTAACAGTGTTCCTGTTGTTGGGGCTGTTACACCAGCTGGGAAAGTGGTTGACGAACGCTTCGTCAAAGTACACAATAGAATGAGACAAAACACAGATACAATTAAACAAATGATAGATTTTCATTCCGACTATCATTTTAAACCAGTTTGGGATGGAACAAAAGGAAATTTAGAAGAAATTGAAGCATATAGAGTTGAATTAAATATACCTAAAGATAAAACCTTTATTATGCCTGCAGGAGATACAAGAGAACAATTAATTAAAATGTATCCAATAGTATTTAATATGTGTGCCGAACATGGTTATAACATGACAGGTAGAGATCATATTATTGCTTTTGATACACAAAGAGGAGTATAATGAAAGACAACCAAATATTAAGTAGAACAGAATTAGACCTTTTAGTAGGAGATTTAGGGGATGAATTAACAGATTTATGCAATGAAATAGGAGGGGGAATCGTATTTGTTTGTGTTATGAAAGGAGGATTTATGTTTTTTAGTGATTTAATAAAACATATAAAATACCCAATTGAAGTTGATTTTGTTAAATGTAGCTCATATGATGGTCAATCACAGAAAGTATTAGAAGTACATTATGACATTGAGACAAATGTAAAAGACAAAACAGTATTTCTTATAGACGACATTTTAGACAGTGGACAAACAATGAACGCTTTAAAAGAACATTACGAAATATTAGGAGCTAAACAAGTAGAAACAGTTTCAGCAGTTTATAAAGAAAATTTGGATTTCCCAGATCACTTTTTTATATATCAACAGAAAGAAAACGAAAACCCATGGTACATTGGGTATGGTATGGACGGACCAAAGGGATATAGTAGAAATTTAGATACAATACATAAATTATAATGGCAGAAAACAAAAAACAATACGATATTGAAGTAGTACAAGAAGGATTTGCTAATGGTGTTGCACCTGGCTTCCCCTTAAATGATAAAGAAAAAGAAAAAATGATCAATAAAGCAGAAAAAGCTTATGGTAAGTTTTTAGATGCTTTAAAATGTGATTGGAAAAACGATCCAAATTCAAACGACACACCTAGACGTGTAGCTAAAGCCTATGTAAATGATTTATGGGCAGGTAGATACACTGAAATGTCACCTATTACTTCCTTCCCTTCCGATGGTTACGATGGAATTGTAATCGAAAGAAACATTCCACTAACTTCAATGTGTTCACACCACCACCAAACAATTGGTGGGGTGGTTCATATTGGTTACATTACATCAGAAAAAGGAGCAGTTGTAGGTTTAAGTAAATTAAACAGAATTGTAGAACACTTTGGTAGAAGAGGAGCTATACAAGAACAATTAACATCTGCAATACACAATGCAGTTGATAAAATTTGTGAGGATAACTTAGGTGTTATTATTACAATAGTTGCAACACACAATTGTGTAAGTTGTAGAGGTGTTAAACACAGAGGAGCCGCAATGGTTACAACAAAAGCGTCAGGTGTGTTTAGACACAATGGAAATGACGCAAGACAAGAGTTTTTTAACTCATTAAAAATTAATAACGGAGGACATCAAATTTAAAAAAATTATGGAAAAAACACAAGAATTAGTAGACGCAATTAAAGAACAAATAGTATTAATTGAATCAGAAATAGATAAAACAACAGCAGCAGCTAAAGGAAGATGTAGATCTGCAGCTAACAAAATTAAAAATCTCTCTGCTGACTTTAAAAGAAACCACAAATAAGATGGCATACTATATAGCAACAGTAAAAGTTCAAGATGAGAACGAAAGAGGTAGAATATCAAACACAAATGAAATTTATTGTGTAGAAGCAGAATCAGTAACATTAGCAGAAGCTAAAGTAGTAAAAGAATTCGAGGGCTACTCATTAGATTATCAAGTAAAATCAGTAAAAGAATCAAAAATTATTAAAATATTAGAATAATGAGTAAACAATTAGAATTATTTGAAGGAGTAGAATACAGTGGGGATGCAAGTCCAGAACACTGGATGGTACCCTTCGTAGATGAAGTACAAGAGTTTAACGATACATTCGGTAAACCAAATAACTATGAACCAATGATTGGTGAAAAGAAAGAATGGAAATTTGTATATGATTTTATTCTTGAAGAATTAGAAGAATATAGAGAAGCTTGTGAAAAAGGAGACATTGTAGGAATATTAGATGCATTATGTGATATTACTTATGTTTCTTTAGGTAATGGTACTTTATTACATGGTTTAAAAGGTAAAATTTGGGAAGCATATCAAGAAGTTCAAGCTTCTAATATGTCCAAAACTTGTGAAACTGAAGAAGAAGCAGAAGAAACAGTTAAAGTAAGATCAGAAGAAAAAGGCCACCCATGTCATTGGGAACAAGTAAGAGATCGTTACATTGTATATCGTTCAAGCGATAAAAAAGTAATGAAATCAATTAATTATTTTGCACCAGATTTAAAACAATTTTTTACAGATGAAGAACTTAGACAAACTACCGGATCCTAAAAAGCACCAAATTATAAGCTTTGTTAAATCAGGTATAAGAATATTAGGTTATATTTTTATACCCTTTGATTTAGGGGCTGCAGTAACCCTACTTGTAGTATCAGAAGTAGTGGGGATAGTTGAAGAATTAGTATAATGGCAAATGATACCTTAAATAT